TAATTGCGTGTACCCTTGCTACTTTATCACGGTCTGGGAGGTAATCCAACACAGGGAGACCTGCCCTACGCATATCTTGTATCAGGCTCTGCCCAGAGGCTTTCTTTTCTATGATACAAATGTCAGGTTGGTAGGAGTCGTAGAGGTCTTGCGCTGTTCTTCTTAGCTCTGGGTATTCCAGTCTTTCTCTGACGTTGCCCAGTAGGATTATGTTAGGGGCCATGTACTCTCTCCCGGCTAGATCAGTGGTGAGGTACTCAAAGATGCCCCATGTCTGGATCACAGAGTAGTCAGCGGTGCTCCGGGTGGAGAAGGCAGTGTCATAGGTTTGAATGATAAGGTCACACTCTGGTGGGTCTTCCAGTTCCCAGTTCTGGAACCAGTGGGCCTTGATGGCAGACCCCTCGTCAGGTGTGGGGTTCTGCATATACAGGGCTTGCCAGTACTTGCCCCCGTTGTTGGCCCTGATCTCTGCCTCGTCTAGTCGGAGGAGTTCGTCAGGTTTCCACTCCGGGAAGTAGGAGGAACCCTCTGGCAGGTTTAGCAGGTCTGCTGAGTCCTCGTCTAGCCACGCTGGGATAGAGATAACATCCCACGGGATTGTGTCCTCTGTCTCATTGTTGAGGAGCCAGCCACAGAGATCATCTTCGTGGTACCGGGTGTTGATGATGATGACAGAGCCGTTGGGCATCAGTCTGGTTCTGAGACCAGAGGGGTACCATTCCTTGATGTACCTTCTGCCTGCCTCTGAGAAGGCGTCTTCCTCTGACATGGCATCGTCTATCAGTGCAATGTGTGCTCCGCGCCCTGCTATCTGTGAACGTACTCCCGCTGCGTAGTAGATACCGTTCTGCTTGGTCTTCCACTTACCAGCTGCTCTTACGTCTTCTCTGAGCGTGGCAGTGGGGAATATCTCTTGGTACAGGGGCATCTTCAGGATATCTCTGACAGTTCTGCCGAAGTCTGAGGCCAGCTGGTCAGAGTGAGAGATGCTCATTATTTCGTGAGAGGGAAAGTTTCCTATGTACCAAGAGGGGAACAGTTGAGAACAGATCAAGCTCTTGGAGGAGCGCGGGGGGAGAAACACCATGAGCCTCTGTGGGTCAGGAGAGGTGACCACCCGCTGTAGCTTCTGACAGATTACTTCTATGTGTTTTCCTATTTTAAAATCAGGGACCAGAGAAGGAGCAATGAACTTGGTGAAAGAGAAGAAGTCTAGCTTTGCAGCTTCTATGGCCTGTAGGTAGAGAGTCTCTCTGAGTTTTAACAAGTGTTCTTGCGGTGGAAGAACTTCTTGAGAAGTGCTCACTCCTTCCCTCCCTTGATCACAGAGTACCCTGAGATGTTGGCCAGCCTCTGTATGTCACCGTCTACGTCCGGGGTAAAGGTCTCGTCTGTTCCTTGGAAGGTGGTGGTGGTGTTCTGCTTGATTTCTTTCTTGTCAATGAACATGCCAAGGTGCTTGCCCATGTTCTCCAGAGAACGGTTGGCATTGGTATAGTCCTCTGCCTCTGTGGCCCTCATATAGGTCTGGTACATTTTGTCTAGCACCTTCTGTGCGTTCCAAGATACCTTCTCTACAACGTCCTCTCTGAGGATTTCTATGTAGGCTCTGAGCTTGGGATTGGCAAGGTACTGTTGTGCTCTGCGCCCTGTTCTGGTACGGTCCAGTCTCCCGTCCTTGGTCTTCACAGGGGCGTACCCTGCCTCTACCAGTGAGTGTATGGGGTCATTGGTTTCTATAAATAGTTCTGCAAATCTGGTCTGTGTCTTGGTAAGGTCGTAGGCCTCTGACCTTGCCTTGGGTCTGGGTTCCTTTCCAGATAGTACTTCTTCTGTTTCACTCACTGGTGACTTCTCCCTTGCTTTACTGATATGCTCTTGGTTGTAGAAACTCTTGTTCTATTTCATTTAGTAAGGTATTAAAAGATAAAACTTCTTTGGGTTCGTCAAACTCTAGTGTTAATACTAACCTGATACCTAGGTGGTTTACAACCATATGATCTTCTTGGTTGTTGAATATAAACCTTATTCCGGGCCGGTAGGGTACCTCTATGACCTGATGGTTTATTGCTTCAGTGTCTCTGGAGTTCCTGAAGTATGTAGCGGAGGAGGCGGAGGGAGCACTCCCAGACAGAGGAGGTAAGACAGTGTTTATACAGGTTCCCCTGCTGGAGTCACGGTGCCAGTTATAGACTGTTTTACTTTCCATGCACAGTACCCCCGCTTTGTACCTGTGCCTCTGGTATAGCCAAGAATAAAAAGAATCTGTAAGGAGGTGCTTCTCTGGGTCTATGGAACACGCTGTGAAGTTAAAGTATTTTACCCATTCTGTCTCCGGACTGAGGATTGTAGAGTAGACAGTCTTAGGATAGAACGGTTGCACTTCTGCCTCTGTCAGTTCTTTGAAGTAAGGTAGCATAGACTAAGCCTTGCTGCGCCAGTGTAAGAGAGACACCTCTCTAGAATATTTTTATTATAGTTTATAAGAAAGGGCCTTGCAAGGTCTTTGTTTACGTGTTACCCTAGCTTCAGCACTCCAAGAGAACTCTTATGTGTTATTATGTAATAGTAAAAGAATAATAAGAAGAATAATATTATGTGTTATTAGGAGTAGGGAAAAGAACTATTCTTTTTGTTATTTTAAAAATACCCCCGCCTAGTTTCAGAGTGTACCCCCGACTTTTGTTTTTTTCAATTTTGGTAAAATTTGCTCCGCTTATGGGGGTCCCTATATATATAATATGTTACACACAAAACTCGGTGACCCGGGGGGTGCGTCTACGTGCGGTAGCGTAGACAGGCGGTAGCTCTTGTGTGACTTCTTAGCGAGCCGCGCGAGCTTCCTTCCAACTTCCTTATATAACTTCTTAGCGAGCCGCGCGAGCTTCCTTCGCGCCGCAGGCAAAATTTTTTTAAGGCAAAAAAAACCCGGACCAGCGATTGTGCCAGTCCGGGCCAAGTTCCGCGGCCGTTCTAGGTCCGGGCGTAGATCGCGTAAGTATCCAGTGTCCGGATAGGCTGGGCTTCAATTCTACGATGGACTGCATTGGCCAGCGCAATGACTGACTCGTTGCTGATCTCAAACTTATTGAGGACATCGGGCCGGGCATTGTGTGCTTGCCAAGCTGCCACCTTTTCAGCCTGAAGCGTGTCACCTTCGCCTGACAATCCAACCCAAGGCTGCCGGTTTCCGTTCGCCCGTCCTACGCGGTGATTGAAACGGCCAAGAATTCCTTGGCGCATCTGGATGGTGTCTAGTCCGAAAGTCCTACCGATCACCACGCTAGAAACAAATATGTTATTCCCGCGATAAGTTGGGATATCCTGCGCTGCGCCTTTAAAACCAGCGGAATGATTACCGATTCCGGAATCCACCAAGGTGCGAACACGCCAGACCAGTTCAGTAAATAAGCTCTTGCGAAACTCCGGAGTTCCAGTGAGCGCCATTACTTCGGCAGTGTAAGTGTTAGAGAACGGGGCCGATGCCATTCCGTAGTTTACCAGCTGTGCATCTAAGTCTCTATCTTTAAACTGGTTCATCACGTTGGTGCGGTGGAAGCCATGGCCCCAGACTCCGCCGTAGTTCTCTGTCTCAATGGTTGCGGCATTGAGGTCTTTAACTTCTGCGGTGTCCCTATCTACTTCCACCTTGAGAAAATGCGTGGTGGGTTTCTTACCTGTCATTACTTGATAGGCTCCGGTGGTGTCGCTAGCGTATAGCGTGATCAAGTTTGCTTTGTCTGTATTCTGGGCCGCAAGAGTAAATTTTGTCATTGTCTTAATATCCTAAGGTTTGTTTCGTGGCCGGGCTGGCCACAATAATAAAATAGGGATTAATCCCAGATAATCAAGCCCATATCTCAAAATAAATTAATTAATTTTGTGTCTTGCAATCACGGTTTATATGGTGCAGGCTGCGGGCCGCTTGCTGTGGTAATAGGTAAGCATCACTGCCCTAGTCTGAATCTGGATTGGGTCAATGGTGCTGACCTATGCGCCTGTGCGCCTGCCAATCCCCGCGCCCATACTTCAGCACGTGGACGTAGACGTAGACGTAGACGCGGAGAAAACAGGACGTAGACGCAGGGGAAACAGAACAAACGCAGAACAGAACGGTACTCCGGGAGGGACAAGGTGAAGGCGCAAGGGGAAAGGCTAGGGAAAACAAGGGGATAGCCCCCATATAAATTAAATATAAATAAAATCACAATTGCTCTTTACCTTCTCTATGTGGTGTGCAATAATCCAAACACCTTAAACAACTACGAAGGCCCTACATCATGGCAAAGTACAATCTTATAGGCGTCGGAACCAATGCAAAGACCATCAAGGGGGACGGGAGCGAATACCTAACGGGTATCCTATACCTTATTCCCGAGATAAAATTGTGTCCCTTCTCTAAGATAGCAGGGTGCCACGAACCTTGCTTAGTATCTGCGGGCCGTGGCGCTTTCAATAGTGTACACGCGGCACGGGAGCGGAAAACTAAATTACTACTGTCTCACCCGGAAGAGTTCAAGCGGCTCTTACGTCTGGACCTAACCAAGTTCTCTGCAACTTGCTCCCGTAAGAGTGTGCGCCCTGTCATCCGCCTCAATGGTACATCGGATAAGTCATGGCTTGATATCATACGGGAGTTCCCGGAGATACAATTTTATGATTATACGAAGGTGTATAATCGGGTGGCAAAAGATCTCCCGAGTAACTATCACCTGACCCTGTCGTACTCTGAGGCTAACCCAGAATATGCCCGGAACGTTCAAGCCTTTGCTGATAAGTATCAGGCCAATCTAGCCGTGGTCTTCCGGGATAAAAACAA